ATGAAGAATGGCAATATGTTGAAACTCCAATTTGGGATGCAACTCATTGGGAATACCGCATTAAACCACAACCTAAAGAAATGAACCCAGAACCAAATGAAGAGTTTACATGGTGGTATGAAAGAGTATTTTTACAAAGTCCTAGCATGTGTGAACTTAAATATGATGATGAAAAAATGTGGCAGGCATGGATAGCAGGATATAAATTAGGTCGTGACAACGCCTATAAAAGAAAAGATATCCCTATTGAAACCTTTACTATATTAAAAAGAGAAAATAAAGAGCCTCAATATTTGTATGCTTTTTTATTGGAAGTGGGCACAAAAAAAGGTGATATTGTTTTTGGATTAAATGATTCACACATTGATGGATTTAGTTACATAGGCAAAATTAAACTAGAAGAATAACAACAACAGAAAGAAACCCTTATGAACGACACCACCAAGCCACAGACGTTACCTGTGCAATTTAATAATATACCCATCGAACTCAAACAAATAGACAGGTGGGTACTCTGGCGTCTCGTCCAAGTTGGCGATGAGACAACCAAGCGCTGGTCTAAGTTGCCAATGCAGCCCAATGGTCAGTCAGCGTCATCTACAAACCAAGATCAGTGGTCATCCTTCGTGACTGTCCAACATGCCTACGAGTCAAACCCCGGCAAGTTTGACGGCGTGGGCTTTGTCTTCTCCACAGAAGATAACCTCGTTGGCATAGACCTAGACGACTGCCTCGATCCAACCACACATCAATTCACTTCCCCGCCATCCCAGGACATTGCGTCGCGACTCAACGGGTATATGGAAGTCTCACCATCAGGCACGGGTGTCAAGATATTCACACGCGCCTCAATACAAAATGCGCACGTGGATCATTCGATCGGTTTAGAAGTATATCCGCACGCACGATACTTTACCGTAACAGGTCACCATATCTCAGGCACGATTCCAGCAACAGAACAAGACGTGACCGCCATCGTGCCACAAAGACAGATTAGTAAAACAGGCGACGCGTTTAATGACTACACACCGCCTGTAGAAAATTACGACATCGCTAAGGTAGAGGCAGAGATCTTACCAAATTATTCTCCCGATACGGGATACGCAGAATGGTTGAAAATCGGTGCCATACTCCACCATCAAGGTCAGGGTGACATTGAGTGGTGTGAGTTGTGGGATCGATGGTCAAGCCAATCGCATAAGTACCAAACAACTGGCCTCAACAGTTGTGAGAGCAAGTGGCGCACGTTTAAGGGTTCGGGCGCCACTCTCCGCTCTTTGATATTTGAGGTCAATCAAAAAAAGTTGCAAGAGGCATTAGATCGAGGTGAGACGATCCTCGATAATAATGTCATGTCACATGCACGTAAGTTTCTAGATAACTTCTACAACTCAGAGGAAGGCTATCGATTAGTTCACTACGCAGAGGACTTTTATATTCACGACAAGACACACTACGAACCAATTGAAGAACTCACAGTGAGATCAGACATTTATAAATTCTTAGATCACTGCAAAAAAATAGGACGTAAGCAAGAGATACAACCATTCAACCCAACACCAGCGTCAGTGAGTGCTGCGATGGATGCACTTAAATCAATCGTGCACTTACCTAACCATGCAAACACAAGACCACCGATTTGGTTTGATAAGTATAAGAAAGATAAACCAGATGCATCCAAATTGATATCACTCCAAAATGGATTGTTCCATGTTGAGGATCGCGTATTGATTCCGCACTCATTGGGATTCTTTACACAGAACTCTTTAGCATTCCAGTACGATCAAAATGCAGAGTGTCCAGTGTGGATAAACTTTTTAAAATCAGTATGGGAAAATGACAATGACTCAATCGAAACCTTGCAAGAGATGTTTGGATACATTTTATCGGGCGACACGCGTCAACAGAAATTCTTCAACATCATCGGGCCACGTAGATCTGGAAAAGGCACTATTAATAAAGTGCTGGTATCACTCTTGGGTCAGCACAATACCGTCGCTCCTGAGTTGGGTGAGCTATGCGATACTTTTGGCTTACAGCCTTGGCTTAACAAGTTGCTTGCTAGTTTCACTGACGCACGTGCTCCCGAACGAAATCGCAATGCCGTTGTTTCTCAGCTGCTTCGTATTGTTGGTGGCGATACCGTTACTGTTAATCGTAAGAATAAAGAAGCTTGGAACGGATACCTCCCTACGCGAATTGTTATTTATTCAAACGAAGTCCTCCAACTTACCGAAAACTCAAACGCCCTCACAGGACGAATGATCGTGTTGAAGATGACCAAAACATTCTACAACAAAGAGGATACAGAGCTTGCGTATAAGTTATCCAAAGAACTCAGTGGCATCTTTAACTGGGCGATGGAAGGATTACGTCGTCGATTAGAGCGTGGTGGTTATTTTGTACAACCTAAATCAGGTAGCGCCTACCTAGAACTTATGACCGAATTAGGAAACCCAATCGGTACATTCGTAGAAGACGCGCTTGTATTTGAGGCAGACGCCGCGGTGTCAAAAGATGATGTGTTTGCATGTTACTCACGTTGGGCGATCAAACGTAAGATTCCACCCGGCAGTGAGCTTGCATTTAAACGACGCTTCTTGGCAGCAACACAAGAGTACAATATTGAAGTCGGTGTCGAAAGACAAAATGGTGTACGCAGTCACGTGTATCGTGGCATTAAATTAACAGACAGTGCTCAACGATACGTCAACAGCATTGTGTCATTTGATGAGGGAGATTTTTAATGGTTGAATTAATGACAGCGTTTTTGCTTTACAACTACCATGCAAGTTATTTGTGGTGGATTGGTTACATATTAGTCTTTTTAATTGAGACCATTCAAGACATCAATTACAAATATGGTGAAGACGATGGAGCTTAGATGGGTTGTTAGATCAAACGGAGAGCGCGTACTGCAACACCTACGCGATGGTATTTGGATAAACATAACGACGGAGTATGAAAATGGCCAGAGTGCTGATGAACTACCACAGGAACGTAGCGGTCGAAGTACAAAGAGGAAGCAAGTGGACAACCATCGTGACAGGGTGGACACCAACGCACCGAGAAAAAATACTAAACGAAACACTCGATCGAGAATGGTATGAAATCAGTTACCCAATCACCGCCGCGATTGAACGGTTTTTAAATCCTATTCTGCCATCGTCCACGATTGATGATACAGCTAAACGTGATCTAAAGGAGATCCTAAAGCATGAAACCAAAAGAGTATAGTTACTACAATGTAGACATAGGATTCTTTCCACGTTGCGTTAAGTTGTGTTTTAATGACACGCAATTCCAAGATATCTTACGCGATCAAAACATCACAGATCAAAACATCACGGCACTCCAGACAGGTGTAGCCGAGACACACTATTTTGACACTGGCAAGAAAGGCATCATTGTCGTCGTATTTAATTTAGATGATATGCATGACAGCGTTGATGAGATGGTGGCAACGATTGCCCATGAGACAGTGCATATTATAGAACGCATCAGTGACTACATCGGTGAAGAGGAAATATTTACAGAGGAAACACGTGCGTACTTATCAGAGTCAATTGTCCGTCAACTATTCAAAGCTTGCGTTATGGAAAAGGAAAAAAATGCTGGAAAAACACATAGAAAAATACTTCAAAAACTCAGTGGAGAAAGCGGGGGGTCTGACGTTCAAGTGGATAAGCACAGTGACGGGAGTACCAGACAGGATAGCGTTCCTAAACAAAAAAGTGCACTTGGTGGAACTAAAGGCAAAGTCAGGCCGACTCTCTCCAAGACAGTCAGTCGTATTCCGCCTACTCGAAAAGCAGGGGTTCACGGTAACGGTTCTGTTTAGTGAAGAAGAAATAGATGCGTTTATCAAAATTAACAGCGAAACAAAAACAGATAAGAAATAGATTTTATTTCAATGCTAGAAGTAGAGCAAAGAGAAAAAACCTTCCCTTTAATTTAACCAAAGAATATTTGGAATCTATCGCAACCGATGAGTGTCCAATATTTAAAATTCCATTTGAGTGGGGTCAATCGGGTTTAGGTAAAGGTAAACAAAAACAAACTGCCCCAACACTAGATCGTATACTGCCACATAAAGGATACGTGGTAGGTAACGTGGCATTTATATCAGAACGCGCCAATAGAATAAAAGATAACGCATCGATGGAAGAAATGTATAAAATAGCAGACTGGATTTGGGAACACTTACATGCTCAACAGAAATAACTTACATCAATACCAAAAAGATATTATTGAGAAAGCGAAAGCTATTCCCAATTTGGGACTATTTTTACCCCCTGGACTGGGCAAGACAACAACCACGCTCACTATCATCGCGGAACAATTCAAAGGACGCACACTGATCATTGCACCAAAGAAGGTGGCAGAGTCTGTGTGGACTGAAGAGATATCAAAATGGGATCACCTAAAACATTTGCGCATATCCAAAGTGTTAGGCAATCCAAAAGAGCGGGCAGCTTCATTGCAGCGCGACTCAGACATCTACATCACTAACTTGGAAAATGTAGTCTGGCTCACAGAATTAAAAATACCATTCGACAACTTAGTCATCGATGAATCGTCACGCTTCAAAGATCCGTCAACTAAAAGATTCAAGGCACTCAAACCACTACTCAAAACATTTAAGCGCCGTGTTATTCTCACAGGCACACCTACACCTCAAGGATATGGCGACTTGTGGAGTCAAGTCGGCATATTAGATTTAGGTGCAAGGTTAGAGACATCGATCACACGCTTTAGACAAAAATACATGGAGCCCACTGACAAGAACTGGCACACTGGCGTCGTGTATAAGTGGGGCATACGTGAGGGTCAAGAGACTATCATCCAAGATAAGATCAAGGACATTTGCTTCTCACTAAAAGCTGAGGACTATCTAAAGCTACCAGAGATCACTAAAATCTACCACAATATTTATTTAGGGCTAGACTCAAAGGCGCAGTATAAAAAGCTACTCAATGACATGGTGTTAGAAATTGGCGATGAGACGATCACAGCACCAACCGCCGCGACTCTATCAAATAAACTACTGCAGTTTACTTCCGGATCAATATATAAAGAAGACGGATCATGGACGTGTATCCACACAGCCAAGATAGATTTTATGGAAGACATGCTAGATGAGAACGCGCCGACGTTGGTCTTCTATCACTTCAAGGCTTCCCTGCAAAAACTCAAAGAACGATTTCCACAGGCAAAAATGTTGGACGAAATTAACCATCAAGATTGGCGTGATGGCAAGGTGCCTATGTTACTTTGTCATCCCCAATCAGGAGGGATTGGTATCAACCTACAGTGTAACGTAGGCGAGACGGCACAGATTGTATGGTACGACCTACCATGGTCAAGCGAGAACTATATTCAAGCCAACGCTCGGATACACCGCCAAGGTCAAACAAAACCCGTCATTATCCACCATTTAGCTATAGAAAATAGTATCGATAACCAAGTTATAGGAGTGCTAGAGGGCAAAATAAATTTACAAAATGCCGTCCTAAATGCCTTAAAATTTGCATTAGTATAGTACGATGAAAACTACTACTAATGAAACTAAGCATGTGGTTAATGCTATGTTGCCTCGGCTATCAGACGAAGATCCAGATATTATGGAGCGCGATGATTCAAAAGAGGCGCATTATGCATTCCCGGCATCCGAGGGCTGGCTTCCATGGAATTCAGAAGATATCAATGACGTTAGAAAAATCATTGATAATATTTTAGATCCTAAAGAACAGTTTATTTTTGAAGCATTTTTGGATGGACTCACGTATAATGATATTTCGGTAACTGAGAAATATTGGCGGTACCATTTCCAAAAAGGATTAGAGAAAATAAAGAAGGAGCTAAGCGTATGAAACATGATCCAGTCAACCATCCTAAACATTATACAGGACATCAAAGCGGTATAGAGTGCATTCAAATTACAGAACACATGAACTTCTGTCTTGGGAATGCGGTGAAATACATCTGGCGTGCAGATCTAAAACACGATGCCATTGAAGACTTAGAAAAGGCAATATGGTATATTCAACGAGAACTAGATAAAAGGAGAACTAAATGAGCGATATTAGCAATTCAAACTTAACACTAACTTTAAAGGTTAGCGACGTAAATAGATTATTAACTATCTTAGGTGAAACAGCTTACACAAAATCAGCTGACTTAATTTCACAAATCCAAGCGCAAGGTAATCCACAAGTTAAAGAATTACTTGCAGCATGTGAAGCAACACCGGTAGATGGTGACATCATTACAACAGCAGATGCTTCAACTACATCAGCTCCAGCAGAAGAAACACCAGCAGCATAATGGCATCCGATCTATTAAATAAGATGATGGAAAAGGGCGGCTTTTCTAACGCTGAGAACATTGAGAAAAAGCGCCAAGAATTAGCCGCAGCCGTAACCCGCGTCGTTATCAATGAGGCTATGGCTGAGATGCGTGCTCGTAAAGCCGAGATTGAGCGCATGTCAGTTAAGACCGACAATGGGGCGAAAACAGAGTAATTTGTGCATTAGTAGATATAGGACAACCTATGTCTACTCTTAGCCCTTGCAAAGGTGTTTGCCGTTTAGATAAAGAGTATTGCGTAGGATGCAAACGCCACGTTGACGAAATTGTCGAGTGGTACAATTTATCTGAAAAGAAAAAACAAGCAGTCATTGAAAGAATAAAGAATGGCACAACCTACCACAAAAAAATTTAAGTTTACAGAAGACCACGCCAAAATCATTGTTGATTTAGGCAAGCAAGGTGCATCTCAAAAATCGATGTATGCTGCTATTGGTATCAGTAAAACTACTGCATTAAAATTAAAGAAAGAAGATCCATTCTTTGCAGAGACTATGGATCTTGCTACAACTTATGGTCAGTCATACTGGGAAATGATGATGTTGGCCAACATAGAAAACAAGGCATTTAATTCACGCGTTGCAGAGATTGCACTTCGAGGACAATACCCCGAAGACTACAAAAATGATAGAGAGCAAAAGATTGATCTCAAAGCAGAAGTTGTAGTTGATTTTAACAAGGAAATTGCTAACCTAATTTCAGCATTAAAGCAATAGTTTTGCCCAAAATAAATAAAAATAATTAGGCCCGAAAGGGCCTATTTTTTTGCATTAGTATATGTACACTTTTACGAATTGAAAGAATACATATGACAGCTCATGCATTACTCTCCGCATCCAGTTCAAAACGCTGGTTAGCCTGTACTCCCTCAGTTAAACTCGAAGCCACTCTACCAGATCCCCCAAAAGGATTAAATGCATTTGATTTTAGTGCAGAAGGCACTATGGCTCATGCATTGGCTGAGATTAAACTTAGACATCACTACAATCAAATAGACAGTGAAGAATATAAACGTGAGTATGAGATCATTAAACTATCTCAATACTACAATGAAGAATTTGAAGCGTACGTAGATCAGTACGTTCTATATGTCAGATCACAAATTGGTGACAACGACAAGCCACTATTTGAACAAAAAGTAGACTACAGCGATTGGGCTCCAGATGGTTTCGGTACCGCCGACGTTGTAATATTATCTGAGCAGTCAATTCATGTTATCGATTTAAAGTTTGGTCGAGGCGTTCCTGTTTCTGCGATTGACAACCCACAATTACGCTTATACGCATTAGGTGCTTGGAATAAATTCAAAGAGGATTATCCAAACGTCAAAGAAGTTAAGTATACAATCCATCAACCAAGATTAGATAGCATTACATCAGATAGCACCACAGTGATGAAGCTTGTTGATTGGGCTTCTTATTTCGTGCGCCCTAAAGCTAAAAAAGCCTGGGTGGGTGCTGGTGAATTTGTACCAGGTGAATGGTGCCAATGGTGTAAAGCTAAGGTTCAATGTCGAGCACGTTCTGATTACAATACAGAGCTTGCTAACCAAGATTTCAGAGATCCTCCATTATTAAGTGAAGACGAACTTAACAATGTACTACTCAAAGCACAAGACTTAAAGACTTGGGTAAATGACGTGGAAGATTTTGCATTGAATCGTGCAGTCCATGAAAACAAAATACCTGTTGGATTTAAATTATCTACCTCAGTGACACACAGAAAGATCACAGATCAAACATTGGCTGCTAAAGTACTCTTAGAAAAAGGTTTAGATCAAACAGCCATTTTTGAGCCTGTCAAATTAAAGTCAATTGCTACGTTAGAAAAACTAGCACCGAAAGGTCAGATTGTTTCGTGGTTAGGTGAATTAGTACAACGTCCTGAGGGTCAGCCTAAATTAGTCCGCGACTCAGCCAACGCGGCGGATGACTTTAAGTGATGAAATATAAATGCTTTGGTAGATTAATTGATGTACCCGACAGCCTTGTCAACAAATTTACAAAAGACTTTGATTCACTACCAAACAGCGGTCAGTGGGAGGCAATAAATGAGTTGCGTAATGGCGTCTATGAGGTTATGCTATTAGTTCAGATGGATCCTGATATGTTAGATGACCTAACATATATGAAGGATTTCGTCAACTCCCTTGCGATTAAAAAAGCAATGGAAAATAATGGGATAATGTATGACGCTTAATAATATTATAATGTGGTGTTTTTTAATAATACCGTTGCTTTGTTTATTATTGATGTTTATAATAGCAGTTATCAGTGTAGAATATAAACTATACTGTAAAAGAAAGGGTAGACGAACTAACCCCTATTGAAGTTTAGTTCTTACGTTAAGGAGAAATAGTATGGCAGCAACAAATAAAATTAAAATTGTTACAGGTAAAGTACGTTTTTCATATGCGCACGTGTTTCAACCAAGTGCAGCAGTTGAAGGTGGTACACCAAAGTATTCAGTATCTTTGATTATTCCAAAGTCTGATACAGAAACTGTAGCTAAATTTCAAAAAGCTTTTGAAGATGCAGCAAATACAAACGCAGCATTCTTTGGCGGTGCAGTTCCAAAGAATTTAAAAGGCGGTTTACGTGATGGTGATGCAGAGAAAGATGATCCAGCATATGCTAACTCATATTTCATCAATGCAAACTCAGCACAAAAACCAGGCGTTGTTGATGCTAATATGAATGCGATCATTGATCCTTCAGAGTTCTATAGTGGTTGCTATGGTCGTGCTTCAGTCACCATGTATCCATATAATGCATCAGGTAACAAAGGTATTGCGTGCGGTTTAAATAACGTACAAAAGTTAGAAGACGGAGATCAATTAGGCGGTGGCACTTCTGCTGCAGCTGACTTCGCAGTCTAATGCAAAAAATCTTAGTCATGGGTCTTCCTGGCGCGGGCAAAACAACAATGGCCCGCGCTTTGATGAAGCAATTAAAACAACATAACAAATCTGTTAAATGGTTTAATGCGGATCGAGTTCGGGAAGACTTCAATGACTGGGACTTTTCTGATAATGGTCGATTACGACAATCCGCTAGAATGTATTACCTAGCAAAACAATCCAACGAAAATTATGTCATATGCGATTTTGTTTGTCCGACAAAACTTATGTATGCACTGTTTGAGCCACAAATAACTGTATGGATGGACACCATCAAGGAAGGACGTTACGAAGACACTAACAAAATATTTACACCACCTAGCAAATACGATTTTAAAATAACAGAAAAAGATGCAGCAAAACATGCTGCAATAATTATTGGAAAGATACTAAATGGATCAATATAGAGAATACATTGCCGCGAGTCGATACGCACGTTTTATCGATGAAAAGAATAGACGTGAAACGTGGGAAGAAACAACCAAAAGATTTGTAGATTATATTTTTAGTCGCACGGATGCGATTAAAGACAATGAAGAATTAAGAAAAGAAATAACATTTGCTATTTACAACCATGAAGTAATGCCGTCCATGCGTGCTATGATGACGGCAGGAAAGAGCGCTGATCGTGATAACACCTGTGTATATAATTGTTCGTACCTTCCAGTCGATGATCCTAAGTCATTTGATGAGGCCATGTTTATTTTGTTATGTGGAACAGGAGTTGGTTTCTCTGTCGAATCAAGTAATATTAACAAACTGCCCGAAGTGCCGGACACTTTATTTGATTCCGAGCACACCATCGCCGTTCATGATTCAAAAGAAGGTTGGGCAAAAGCATTAAGATTATTATTGGCTCATCTATGGGCAGGTGAAATCCCAAAATGGGACATGTCAAAAATCCGCCCAGCAGGAGCTCGATTAAAAACATTTGGTGGTAGGGCGTCTGGTCCAGATCCATTAATTGATTTATTTAATTTTGTAGTAGCAACATTCAAACATGCCAAAGGTCGTAAACTCAATTCATTAGAGTGCCACGACATTATGTGTAAGATTGGTGAAGTAGTTGTAGTAGGTGGCGTACGTCGATCTGCTATGATCTCACTATCAGACTTAGATGATGAAAGGATTAGACATGCAAAAGCGGGACCTTGGTGGGACACAGCGCCGCATCGCGCGCTTGCGAATAATTCCGCCGTATATAACGAGACGCCTACAGTTGGTAAGTTCATGGAGGAATGGCTCTCACTCTACAACAGTCACTCGGGGGAGCGCGGTATTTTCAATCGAGAGGCTGCTAAGAAAACGGTATCAAAATTCGGACATCGAGATCCAAATTTCGAATTCGGTACAAACCCGTGTTCCGAAATCATTCTTCGTCCGTATCAATTTTGTAACCTCACGGAAGTTGTTATACGCCACGACGATACCAAAAAATCACTTGAACGCAAAGTTATCTTGGCGACTATTTTGGGTACTATACAGTCAACGTTCACAAAATTCCCGTACTTAAGAAAAGTATGGCAAAAGAATACTGAAGAAGAACGCTTGCTTGGTGTATCACTAACTGGTATATTTGATAATACTTTAATGACCACCCAAGGAGATAAACTAAATGGAATTCTTAACGAACTTAGAGATGTGGCGAGAGCTACGAACAAAATCTGGGCAGAAAAACTTGGCATCCCAACCAGTGCAGCAATTACCTGCGTCAAGCCAAGTGGAACAGTCTCTCAACTTGTTGACTCTGCGTCAGGAATCCATCCAAGACATTCTAAATTCTATATCAGAAGAGTACGTGGCGACAAAAAAGATCCACTTACAACCTTCCTTGTGGAACAAGGCGTTCCTAGCGAAGACTGCGTATATAAACCGACGCAAACGACAGTATTCAGCTTCCCTCAAAAAGCGCCAGATGGATTAACACGTTCAGATGTCACTCCAATTAACCACTTAGAATTATGGTTAACTTATCAAAGAGAGTGGTGTGAACACAAACCTTCTGTTACAATATCGGTTGAAGAAAAAGATTGGCCGAGTGTAGGTGCATGGACATGGGATCATTTTGATCAGATTAGTGGTGTGTCATATTTACCATATGATGGTGGTACATATAGACAAGCACCATATGAAGAGTGCACAGAAGCAGAATATAAAGAACTAAAAGCAAAAATGCCTGTCATTGATTGGACTAAGTTCCAAGAAATAACTGACAATGTAGAAGGCGCACAAATGCTTGCATGCGTGAGCGGTGTTTGTGAAATATAGAACTTTCACGTGGTGGTGAAGTAGGAGGGGCTGCTGTACGGGCTCCTCTTTTTTATTTAAGGAAAAATCATGGCAGAACAAAAAGTACACCCAAGTAAAAGACATCGTGATCCGTTTAAAACTAAAACGGGTAAAGATAAACTTAAAGCATTAAGCATGAAAAAACTTTATGAGATGTTAGATAAAGTTAAAGAAGCTGGTAAAAAGCGTGCTAAGATTGCTAAAGAAATAGCAAGGAGAACACCGATTGAGTAATCATTCAGAAGCTGGCAAAGGATCTAAACAAAGACCCACAGACTTACAAAAGTTTGAAGAGGGTTTCGAACGCATCTTCGGTAAAAAGGAAGATATGTCAGCATTCAGAGATGCAATCTTAAACCAAAAAACAACACGTATCGATATTATTGGACAAAATGGTAATGATGGTATACACTATGATTCTGATAGTTTAGATACGGTAACCACCAACGATGAATACGACGACAAACGCAAAAATTTTTAGTATTGACTTTGAAACTAGATCAGCGATTGATCTGAAAGATAGAGGGCTGGATGTATACGCCAACGATCCCTCAACAGAAGTGTTGTGTATTGCGTTCGGCACCGAACCTAACGATGTGTTAGTAACTGACCAAGTTAATAACCCACACTACGGGCATTTCTTATCCAAACTATTAGACCACGTAAACAACGGTGGCAAGATATCAGCATGGAATGCTTTGTTTGAATACGCCATTTGGAATTGTGTCTGCGTTCCAAAATACGGATGGCCTACGCTAAAACTTGAGCAGTGCATCGATACGATGGCTGTCGCCGCCGCAAATAATATTCCCCAAAGTTTGGAAGATGCATCTTTGTTTATGGATTCAGAACATAAGAAAGATACCATTGGCAAGAAACTTATTCAAAAGTTATGTAAACCACACAAAGGCGCGTTTAATAACGACCCAGAACTGCTAAAAATGCTGTTTGATTACTGTAAACAAGACGTTAAAACAGAAATAGCTCTTGGACGCACGCTAAGGGGTCTAGATCCAATTGAACAAAAGATATGGGAGTTGACCCAAAGAATTAATGTTAGGGGCGTTCCCGTCGATCCTATGGAGTTGCAAAATGCAGTTAAGGCTGTAGAAAATGCACAAACCAAGATTGATGAAGAGTGTTTAGAACTAACTGGATGTAAACCATCTGAACGAGCTAAATTACTTAATTGGATTAATTTAAGAATACCACACGCACCATTAAAAGATTTAACTGCGGAGACTGTAGATCAAATGTTGCAGTCTAATGTTTACAGTGGAGTTAAAAGAGTATTAGAGTTAAGACAAGAAGGAAGTCAAACTAGCGTGGCTAAGTACGCTAAAATGTTGGAGATACAGAATAATGGACGTATTAGAAATACTTTGGTATATCACGGTGCGAGTACTGGTCGGTGGGCTTCTCGTGGTGGACTTAATCTTCAGAATATTGCAAGGCCTACTTTGGAGGATCGACAGATTGCATCTGCGATACCTAAAGTTTTTGGGCAAGGTATTGGTACGATGGATGAATTATCCAGCCTGGTACGTTCTGCTATTATCGCGCCAAATGGTCAGACCTTCGTGGACGTCGATTTTTCGTCAATCGAAAATAGAGTGGCCTCTTGGATTGCCAATCAAAAAGACAAAGTTGAACTCTTCCGACAAGGACTTGACGAATACAAAGTCTTTGCGTCGCAGTCGCTCTTCAGAGTCCCGTACGAAGAAGTCACCAAAGATCAAAGACAAGTCTCCAAATCAGCCGTATTAGGTTGCATGTTTGGACAAGGAGCTAAAGGCCTAGTCGCCTATGCTAAAGGCATGGGAGTATTACTTAATCTAGATCAATCTAATATTGCAGTATCTAACTATCGGGCATCATATCCAAAAGTACGAGAGTTATGGTATGCATGCGAAAATGCTGCGATTGAGGCTACTCAAAATCCTGGTAGTCCATTTGCGCCAAATAATAAGATTACAATGAAGTGTGATAAGAATGCTTTATGGATGAAATTACCGAGTGGCAGATTGATTTGTTGGCAGAAGCCGATGGTAGAAGAAGTAATGACGCCGTGGGGTGAGAAGAAGTTAGCTGTAACTGTCCATAGTCAAAATACTTTTACCCGTAGTTGGAGTCGTAATACTTTGATCGGGAGTTCGATATTCCAAAGTGCCGTCCAAGGAACCGCAAGGGATTTCCTTGCCATGGCTATGCTCAACCTTGAGAATGCTGGTTACAATGTGTGTAATAGTATCCATGACGAAGTCCTATTATTAGTTGACGAGTTAAACCAAGATACTGCATTAGATGAGGTCATTAAAATTATGACCACTCCGCCACAATGGGCGCCCGATTTTCCTCTCGCTGCCGAAGGGTGGGTTAGTAAGCGTTACCGCAAATAAACTAAACCGCCGTGTGCAAATAAATTAGGCAACGGCAAATCATATTCATGAAAATCAACTCGTTCTGGAATTACTCTAGGATTAGATCCTTCGCCAGCATATAAACGTTTAATAAAATCAGTTGAATTATAATCCCAAGGATTTTCTTGATTTTCGTATTTATTAACTAAATTTGATTGGGGTTTTATTTCTACTAATGTACTAGGATCACCACGTTGACCTAATGCTGCAGTTCTATGTCTGCCTTCGTGTCCCATTATTCTTAAATTACCCATTTTATTAAATCCTAATTGTAAATTAGGAACTTCATTAAATCCTTTTTGATTTGCTACATTTATTAAATGTTCTAAATATTGATTTGTTGGTAATACATCATTATTTTCCATTTCACTATAATGATTCCAATATGGTGATTTAAATGGTTCATTGGGTAATGGTCTACTATATTCTAAAAATTCTTTTGGATTAATTACAGTAAATGCATTTTGTTTTCCAAGAACATTAGTTTTATTAAAAGCATCTTGTAATGCTTCATTACTATATTGTTTTTCTAAATTCGGAACTAAATCTGCAGCTTGTTGTACGCGTTTAGCAGCATCTTCTCCCCTACGTTCTAATACAGATTTATATAATTCGGAAAGACTACTACGAATCATTGGAGTTGCATCTGAAATTGATCCAACAAAAGCCATTGGGTCTTGACTACTTGCTTGAAGGGCGTTACCTAATGCCTCACCATAGTTAGCTGGCTCACCACGCATCATGCGCGCAGCAGGAACATCACTTTGCATATACTGGTTTTTAGCATTTTGCAAATATGCTTGAATTTCAGCTAGTGATGGTAAATCCATAAAGTTAGCACTTCCAGCGTCTTAACGATGCTGCTTTTCTTGTAGGCTTGCCGTTCTCATCTTTCATGGGTCCTGGCATGCCAGACATTCTTGCACAGAAAGATCTTTTACGAGCGCCACCCTCTGGTTGTGGTGCTTTTAAATGACTACCTGTTTCTCTGTTATATTTTGCACGACCTTTAGCAGTGAGTCCTGCACCTTTAGATACTGGTAATTTTTCACCACGACCTACGGCTAAAGATGGTCCACCTTTTTTCATAGGCTTGGCAGTCTTTGCTGATTCTTTAAAAGCTTGCGCAGTAGGTGCGCCTTTAGATCCAGGTTTACGCATACGCTCACCGCTACCAGCGGCTATGCGTTTTTGTTTTGCGTGAATGTTTGCATATAATCCAGGTTTAGTTGCCATAATTATAATCTTTCGATAATGGTTTAGGTAAACGGTTTTCTTTAATATGATCAATTAAATCATTAACTGTAAAATATTTCATATTTTTATTTTGCATTTCAGATACTATATTATTAATCATATCTTCTTTATTACTTGAATCTTGTTTAGCCCAAGCATTAATCTCTGGAACTGTGTTTGTGCTTTTCCAAGTTTTTTCATGTTCAGGATAAGCTAATTTTACAGCTTTTTTAAAATAAGGATCACTAAACACTAAATCTGAAAATTTATTTCCATGATCGTAATCATATATTCCATTTGATTTTACTTTATTAGCGCTAATTAAATCCGTATTATATAATTCATGTACGTCACCATATCCGCCAGGTACTGTTGGATTTTTTATAAAATCAGATATATAATGTTGATATTTATCTACAGGTCTTGTATTCTCTTTACCCTTAACTTGATTAATATCGTAAGTTTCTAATTCAGGATACATTTGTCTTGCAACATTAGCAAAATCTTTAGTAGTCCCACCGGAAGCATGTACGTGATCAAGTAATGCTGATGTTTGATTTTGACCGATAACATTAGCAACATCTGAATAAGTTAAAGGTTTACGATTAAGTTCTAAAGTTACGTGAGGTTTATTATTAGCATCTCGTAATGAAAGAATTTTTGAATCCCCATTTATAACCGCATTATAATATGTATCATTGGTGCCAACACAATGCCCCATTTGATTGCTTTCTGATTCTAAAGCCTCTTTGGTAATAGCATCATTGGTCGGATGTTTTAATTCTATCCATTTAAACCCATTATTATAATCTTTATGAACAGGTAATCCTTTAATTCTATCAGCTTCTGCTTTTTCAGCTATTTTGGCTTTTTCTGCATCATATTCTGCAGTACGTCTAATAGCTTTTTCTATAGACATCTGATTAAGTTGTTCAGGTCTTAATCGATCATTTTGTAAGTCTTCATAAAGAACATCAGATACATGGTCGAGACCTAATCTGTTTGGTAAATCCATGTATACGCTATGAACTGTTTCATCGGGTATATGGTTAATTAATGATAATGCTTCTAAATCTTGACTATTGTTAATAGGAAGATCGTGAGTCATACGCAACATTGACATTTTGTATTTATCAGCAGCATCCTTATAACCTGGATTATAATCAGGCATATTTTTATTTAAAATATCTTTAATTTCTTGGGATTTAACTATATTAAATTGAGAGTCAACTTTATCTTCCCAAGCTTTACCTGCTTCAGTTTTTGCAATACCTTCTAATGGTTTGCCAGCTTTCATTCTTTCTCGTTCTGCGTAATCTTTTGCATCTCGAGAAACTTCTCCGTGATTATATGGAACACCCTCATCAATTGCTTTTAAGATAGGATCATCTTTTGAACCTAACTGATTACGTAAATATTTTTTAAGTTTTGTATCAATCCAACCATTAATTGCTATTGCATGAGGATCAGCTTGAGGATTTTCTAAAATAGTATGACCTAATGCATTTTGATACGGAGGTCTATTGTAAGTTTCCTGACTTTTTTTAATACCACGCAACTGATTGGTCAATTCTCTTTCACCACCAACCATCATACCGCCAGGGTCTTTAATAATACCAAGAAAATTTAAAGGGTTTTTAATACCTTGTTGTGCGGATGTAGCAAATTGATTAGCAATATCTTGACCACTTATGGATTCTCCTCGCATCATACGAGCTGCAGGAGCATCACCTTTAAGCCATTCATCAAACGCAACAGATAGTGGAGATGACGGATCTACAAAAGTAGTAGCTCCTGTATTTACATCTCCGCCCCCTTCAAAGGCGGGGACTACTTTTTTAAATGAGTTAAACCGCCAGCTTTTTGAGAGATAACTGGTTTACCTACGGATACATTTGGTGCTCTTTCATCAGGACTTGGAGCTACAAATTCAGAACCCGCACCTAATGCCATACTTAAAGGAATTGCTGCACCTTCTAATGGTGGGAAAAATTCAGCAGCAATTGGTAATGCGCCACCAAGAACATTCATACCACCAGATATTTTATTTCTTAAACCAGGTTGCGATAATCTTTCGGCACCTTCAAGAAGTTGCGCGCCCGATAATGCTCGACCAAGATATGGTGCTGCTTTAGCTGCAAGAGGCACACTTTCTGCTATTTTACCCATTACTGATTGAGAAGCTTTTCGTCGTGCTTCTGCTTTAGCTGATTCTTCAGCAGCTTTAGCTGCAGCTCTATCAGCGATAATTTTAGCATTAGAACCTTTAGGTACTAATTCTGGTTTTTCAATAGAGATTTCCCATTTAGCTGCTTCTTCCGGAGGCATAGCTTTATGTTGATCTGCAATTATTTTCATTTGTTGTTCCAAATTATGGATATCTGCTCTAGATGCTCCCCAATTTGGAGTACCACCAAGTTGATCTTTTATAGCAGCTTCACCAGGAACATTATTACCTTGCTTTGATGCCCAGTTATTAATAATATTTAAAGCTTTATGAGATACCCCACCACCAATATCTTGAACAGCTTGAGTTAATATACCTAGTTCAGCACCTTGTAAGTGATGTCCTGGTTTAACATCTAAATTAGCTGGTGGATTAAAATTACCACTTTGATCTGTATGTTGTGATACTAAATTATCAATATACGCTTTTTGATCTTGAGGTGTTTTATTTTCAAAATGGGCAGGAAGATTAACTTCTTTTCCATTAATGTTATATAACGGCATATTAGTCTCCTACCTTTGTTACAACGTGATTTTTATCAGTAACAAATGAATTATTTTTTAATATTCCTATATTTTCTTTTGGCGGTTCTAATTTTTTCCAATGGTCATAAGCATCAGTTAATTGGAAATTTGACCATGTAGGTCTATGTGAAGGATTCATTTTTTCTTCTTGGATCTTAAATCGTTTCCATGCATCAGCTAAACCTAATGTTTTATTTGCTTCATGTTCAATAAGATTAATTGCATGTTGATTTGATTGTGTCGGATCATCAACACTTAAACCTTTAGCACGTTGTTGTTGACCTAATTCCATATTAGTCATACGACCGGGGAAGTTTAATTTAGCATAAGCAATACCAAGTTGAGTAGCTAATGCATCAGCATTAAGTCTATCACCTACATCTTCAGAAGGAATAACTGCATTTGTAAGCATTGCTCTTAAATCTAATCCATGGCTTTTTTCATTGTCTGGATTTTTAATACCTGGAACACCTTCTAATACAGGTACAATTTTATTTAAAATTGGATTTCCTTTAACAGGGCCAAATATATGAGGTTTTGTATCTAAGTAATTTTTGTATCTAGTTACGTCAGTGAGCGTATTGATAGCTTGTTTTTCGCGAGCTTCTAGATCTTTAATATCTAAAGCATCTTCTTTTTCACGTTCATTACCACCAGTTGTCTCAATAGCATTTTTAATGTCATTGAGTTTTTGTACTTCTTCTGGGGCCACTGGATAATTTTCTGGTCTAGGAATACGTTTTGCAGTTACAGGAACAATCGGAGTTGAAGCATCTGCTACTAAGATAGGATCTGTATTTGAAAACACACTGTTACCATCTGCAAAATTTTGAACAGCACCACCATCTTTATATGATGATCTTGCTTTAGGAATTAATGATGGATCAGGTTCATATTTTGGAGCCGCTGGTTTACGTGATGGTGAAACTTTTGGTTTACCATTTGCATCTAATTGTTGACCTGTTTGAGGATCAGTAATTGTAACTTCAGTACCACGCTCACCTCTTAAATATGGTTGAGCTTCTTCTAAAGTCATCATTCTATTATGTCCACCAATACCAAGAAGAACAGGTTTTTGACGTTCGATGCTATAAATATTTTCAGCTCTAGCTTTTTCAGCTGGTTTTTGATATTCGTCACGCAACTTAATAGCAGCATCAACGTCACCAGCATTAGCTAAATCTAAAATTTGTTTTTGAATATACCCTGGAATAACATATCCAGTTTGTGAAGTTCCTGCACCAGCGCCTGTAGCACCAGTAGCGCCAGCACCTGTACTTGTATCAGGAAGCATTGATTTTTCTAATGCAGTTCTTAATTGAGTTTGTTGCGCTTGAGAACCTTTCATGGCCATCATATCAACAAGCATAGCAAGACGATCTTTACGTTCTGTTTCTTGTTGTTGTCTTAATGCAAGTTGGGCATTAGAGGATTCACCATGTAAATTAGGAATAGCTGCAGCACGTGCTGCTTGCATTCTATTTTGCCAATCAGTAAATTCATTATTACGTAAATTGTACTGATCTTGTAAATTTTTATAAATTTGATCTGATGATGATTGATCTACTACAATTTTTTTACCGCCAGGGCCTGTGATTGTAGTAAGGCCTCCAGATGGAGTTGAGGACGACGATGTAGGTGAATCAGAAGTTGGAGTAGCAGATTCAGTAGGTTTCTTTGCTAAGTTTTCTAAACCCATTAAAGTACTGATACCCGATAGTCCTGATAAAAAATCTAATCCCATAATATATTTTCCTAATTAACTATTATTCCTGGTGCATTTGGATCAAACGTTTGTGTTGAGTCCGTTGTTGGGAGAGCATTTGGATCATATTCGCCTCCAGATGAATCTGTTTGACCTGTTGTATTAATTTGACTCATATCCGGATTAGTAGAAGCTGCACCTGATGGATTACTTGGATCATAAATAAGTGTGCCACCTTGGTAATATTGACCCGTTGGTGAAATAGATGTACCATCAGAGAAGTATTGCCAACCATATCCTGGTTGACCTTCAGTTGAAGTATTTGGAATAGAGGATACTGCTCCAGTTGATGGTGAAGTATTTCCAAATAAAGATCCCAAAATGCCAGTAACAGCATTACCTGCCGCACCTACCATTTGACCTGGAGTCATGCCAAGATAATTACCTAATGATTGAAGTTGTGATAAAGGTGATAATGAGGCTGATTGAGTTGTTGTTGTAGGAACTTGTGTAGAACCTAAAACTTGAGCTAAGTTTTTAACTCCTGCTAATGGAGCATTTTGTTGTGCTTGACCTAAAGTAGTTTCTGCTGCAGTTCCTTGAGCACCAGCACCACTTAATCCTGTAGCTGCATTAATACCAGTTTGTTGATTAGCTAAAAAAGCTTGATATTCGCCAGGCAACATTTGAGCTTGAGCATTAGCAATTGCTGTGTCAGCAGCTGTTTGATTACGAAGGCTACCAAATTGACCACCTGAAATAGATGTTGCATCAGATGGGGCTACTGTTTGAGGAATAAGTTGTTGAAGTTGTTGTTCATTAGCTTGAAATAAACCGCCTAATGGAGTTGCAGTATTAGGAGTAACTTGACCTGTTGTCGGATTAGTAATCCATGGACTTGTTGCTGCAGTTTGAGCAATTGAACCTAAAGTATTTTGGGCTTGTGTAAATGGATTAGATGCTCCTGTTAAATTACTAACAGCAACACCACCCGCTGTATTTTGGAATGAAGGTACTTGACCTGCAGCAGAAAGAGCTTGATTAACATTATTTTGTTGAGCTTGGTCAAACCAAGCTGGCATCGTGGTGGTCTGTGCGGTGGTATCAGAGATTAAGCTATTAATTCCAGACATTATTTTTCTACCTTAGTTTTTGATATTTCTAAATAAGTTAATGGACCTTTACTGTCCGGAGGTAATTGATTTACGTCATGTTTAGCTTTATGTTCGCGAATTGTTTTCAAGAATTCATCTAATACTTTTGAACCACTATCATTACTACCGTTACCTAAAGACGAGACCACGTCCGCAGGAATAACAAATTCACCATTAGCCAACATAGCCGGTACGCTATCAGAAGTACCATCACCATCTCCCTGAACGTATCTATGTTTTAAACCACCTTCACTGTAGAATTGTGGGATATGGTTTTCTGAAGATTGATGATCTTCTTCAACGCGATGACCTTCAGCATAAGCGCCAAAACTAACTGGAGCTGATCCCATGATAGAAGGAATTGCACTAAATACGCCACCTAATTCACTTGCAGGAATTGAAGTTGCTTGTGTTAAACCCGGAGTTAAATTGATTCGATTACTTGATGTATTATTAGGTGTTTGAGATTGAGCACCAACACCTGTTGTATTAGCAACTTTACCTGTTGTTCCTGTAGCACCAGTAAGAATATGTCCGATTGTGTTTGCAGTATTCCCTAACATACTATTAAGAAAACTTTGAGCTGCAGAATTTCCAGCAGTATTAGCAAGTTGTCTAGCTGTAACGCTAATTTGATCTACTCCTGTTGGAGGAGTCCAACCACCACCACCAGGTTCTGTAGGAGTGCCAGTAGATGGAGCTCCAATATCTGTAGGACCTCCAGTAGTATTCGTAGTTGTACCACTACCATAAGGGCTACCTGTTGTATCAGTTGGTGTTGTTGTAGTTTCTGCAGTTCCTGTTTGACCTACTGAACCTTGAGATGGATCATAGCCACCACCCGATGGTTCTACTTGACCTGTGGTATTAATTTGCCCCATGTTAGGACCACCAGTAGTATCAGTAGTTGTACCACTACCATAAGGACTGCCTGTTGTATCGGTTGGAGTTGTTGTAGTATCTGCAGTTCCTGTTTGACCTACTGAACCTTGAGATGGATCAATACCCAATACATCTGTTATACCAGGAACAAAATCGCTTCCTGGTACAAAATCGCCACCTGGTATAAAACTATCAGCCATTACTGCTCCAATACTATCGAATAAGTTGTTTCAAAATGATTTGCACCGAGTCTTTTTAGTATCTTACTAAAATCATTTTTTGGCTTAATACCAATCAAAACTCTTTGCGGTTTACGTTTTTTAATTACAGATAAGCTCCATTTAAGGAACTTGTAGCCAAATAATCCTTTACGATACTCTGGCAAAATAAATAATAAATCTGATGATGCTGTTAAAACTGATTTAAAGTGTAATGCTTTAAATAAAATCCAAGTATGATATCCAATTAATTTACCATCATCTCGAATAGTTAGAATTTCTAACATATTTTTATTTTCCATAAGTCTAAATTGATCAACATTTAGATTATGGTTAATTACATCTTGGCGTTCAGAAACTTCTTTATGGTGTTCATCAAATAAAGGATATGCGTCTTTTAAAAATGATGAAACGGTTTCTTTTTGGTATGATATCATCTAGGTATACTAATGCAAAAAAGGCCTATTATACGCCCTATTGACGCTGTCTACCATTCACAATTAAACTAAATTGGTGTGCCCAATCTTGCCAATTATCAAATAATTCCGGGTTGGGGAGTGGGTAACTGGAAAATACTGGTAGTTGAGCCATATTATTTGCTGTATGCTTCCAATTAGCTTCATCCGTATGTGGTATGGGTTGACCACTATAAAACAAAATAATATTCCCATTAAAATCATTCCATGTTGAATATGCTGGAATATATGGAAAATACTGATTAAATCGCGTAACTGAAGCGCTATTAGCCATTATGGCCTTTCATCACCAAATTCAGCAGTCACTAATAATCGACCCATTTCATAATTACCATCAACTTCATTAGAAGCAAATTGAAGTCTATTTTCACGATTCTCTACACGTAAGTCAATCTTATCTGTACTTGTTGTAATAGTATAAGGACCTGAATTAGATATAGGACCATTGGCAAAAGGCTTACCAATAATGTTCATGGTTAAATTACCACCTTGCACAAAGTCTGGTTCAATACGTCTTAAATGCATTCTTCTATTAATACCTGGCGTACCTTGACCTGATGGTGATCCACCAACCCAGCTTAAATCGCATGTCGTAAAACTTGCTGGAATTGCTGATTCCGTAGTAAATGATACCTTATTTAAACCAACCTCATGTTGCCAAATTGCATATCCACCACTAATAGAATAAAATACTGTATTGGCTGCAGGTGATCCACCAGTGATAGGACCATTTACAGTAATAAGTGTAACACCGCCGGTTGCTTCTAATGTTGTATTAAAAATATGTATGCTAGTATTAATTTGATACTTAGCAGCGGCTGTATTTGAGTTACTAAAAGTTACATAACTACCTGGCATGAATGTTGTAGTTACATCACCTAATGTATAAAATTGAGATGTTGTAGGAGCTGATTGGCCTGATGGAGTAGCACTTACTGTATATCCTCGGCTATAGATTACATTGTAATTCCAATCACCCCAAATAGGTGTTGGGAAAACTTCTGTAGTATATCCAGATGATCTTTGAGCACCCTCTGCCTGACCAGCATCATACCAAATCTTATCTTTTGTATTGTAGATAATAGCATCAGTACATTCTGTATTTGTGCCACGTGGATAGAAGAACCAGATCTCATTGTATCTTGGTACTTTTGTAGCCCATACTTTTTGGCGTTGAGTATAATTTAAATTATTAAATAGCCAGTTTACATTCTTATCATTTGGTAATACTTGAACAACACCATTGTATACATAGAATCGGTCAACACCCATCCAGTAATAAGCGCCATCCATTTCAACTACGGCGCTGGATGACATAATGGATATCTCACTTGACACAATGTCGTACTGCCAATATGTAGGTGGATTATTAACAAATGACACACGAATCAAACTATCAGTCGCCCAGAATAATCCTGAAGGAGCTACTGTACCGCCACGAACTGGCATACCTTTTACTATTTTACCAGCGGCTAAGTTGACCTGATTGGCAAGTGGGCCATTCCAGTCTGTGAGTACTTGATTATTATAGACAGAACTTACATGGTTATTAGCAATGTATCCGTTCTCGCCATAAACAAATATAAATGGGTGAAGCACACAAACTCCACCATTTACTGAAATAGGTTGAAATGTAGGGGATGTTCCGCTTGTATCAGCAAGAACAGTAAATGTCCATTGATTAGATGAATTAGGTACAGTGGATCCAACATAGACTGGTGATGGAGTACCGTTATCAATGTTAGCTAAGTTAAGACCGGGGTGGGCTAATAGATTTAATGTGCCACCTTGTACACTATATTGATAGTCAAATTGCCACAATAAATTTGCGCTTGGCGCAAAACTAACGTTATCTAACCACACATTTGAGACAGAATTTGCGCCTCCCGCAATAGGCGTTGTTAGCGTGACTGTAGTTGTATTAGATACGTTATTGTAAGAGCTTGTAGAAACACTGTATGTGACTGGATTAGTATTTTGATTAAAAATAACTGTAGCACCAGTATTAAATACAGAAGTTAAACTTTGAGCATTACCATTGGAAGCTGTATAAGATATGGTAAATGTATTTGAGGTATTATTTGCAACAGTAAATTTTGAATACCCTGCCTCTAATAATGCATTAAACGGACCCGCACCAGATCCAAAGTTTTGTCCTGTTGCAAAAACATCTAAACCATTTTGGTTTCCTGCAAAAACATAGTTAACTCCATTATAGGAGTTCATTACCATGCCACGAGGCACACCATTAAATGTAGCAAAAAGCTGAGTATAACCACCTATTTTTTTAGGGCGGCCACGTTGGAATCTATTCCAAACGCCATCAGTACATTCTTTAGATTCAAATATAGTACCGTCTCGTTTGACACCCGGATCAACAACTAATGTATAAACTTGACTATACTGTTGAGGTGCCTGAGCTTGTTGTTGCTGTTGATCAGCCACTTAGAATACTCCGCCAGTAATTCCGCCTACTGCTGTTAATGTTCCAGTAGCTGTTACTGAGGCTGGTGTGCTAATTTGAGGAGATAATGTATTAGTATTATTAAATAACATAATTTCATTACCATTTGCAGTAACACCTAAAATACTGGTTCCTGCTAAATAAAGACCTGTTGTCGTATCATTAATAAATGAAAATGATGGGACAGCTGCGGATCCATTAGGTGCGAAAAGAGAAGATACCGTGGATTGTGTAATGATAAAGAATACACCACCATCAGTAACTAAAGATACAACTTGCCCTGGAGTCAATGTAATGTTTGGCGATGAACTTCCAGATATTGCAAATTTAAGATTATAAGATGTTGTTGTTGTATCATTAATCAATACATAGAACTGTGTAATGTTTGGTAATGTGATTGTTAATGTGCTTGTTCTTGTGTTAGCCAAATTAACATACGTTTGAATCATTGGAGCACTAGCAACTAAACTATATGCATTACCACTAATACTATCTACGTCATAAGATGCAGCAGATAAGGTAATGTTTGTAGGAGATGTCCAACCTACAGTAAAGAAGTTATTTGAGTTAGCATCAAATATAATCATTCCAGAATCACCTGGATTGGTCACTATGTTTGATACGCCATTAATGGTAGATGGACTATTTGGTAAAATGGTAAGAGATCCTGTACCATTGTTTCTAAAATTAGCATACCATCCTGGTGTGATTGATGCGTAAGAAGGTAGTGTAAATGTACCAGCGCCTGCAGTCCAAACATAAGTTGATGCACGGCTATTATTAGTAAGTGTGGTATTAATGGATACTTGAACAATATTATCTGATGTTGTAAGTAATCCATTAACTGTTGTAGATAATCCAAAGCCAGCTAAACTAGAAGCACTTGCTGCAGACATACCAGCACCAAACGTGATTGTACCCCAAACACCGTTTGCTGATGAGTTATCTGTTAAATAGAAATATTGTGATATACCAGCATTAACTGTTGTTGAATTACCACCACCAAAATTAGTAACAGTAAATGCAACATTACCAGTATTACGAATAAGTACATCAGTTCCAACTGTACCTTGATCTGCTTCTGGGAGAGCTAATGATAAAGAACTAGCATTAGCAGAACAATCCATAATACGCGCAATTGCAGTTTCACCTAATTCGGCATTAGCAATCGATGGCCAATAGAGTGGAGTATTAACTGAAAAACTTAGCGCTTCGTATGAAACGTCTGTTGGTTGAACAACGGTTCCAGTAAATGGTGAGGTATAGATAGGTGTGGTCATGTTTAAGGCTCTTGAATAGATGTGTTACGATCAATACGACGTGCATTATCTTCTTTCTTAAGCGCAGCTAATGAGTCGTCATAATATTGTTTCCAAATAGGTAATTTATCAAGTGCTTTCAAATAACCTTGCGCTTGCAATAAAGTACCAAATAACATCGCTTGAGGACACTCGCGAGTAAATAAATTTTGCTGATTAGATGAATCTAATGGTTGAATTAAACTATAATAAGTAATTTCAACTGGATAGGATTGATCTGGATATGGTGCAAAAGCCCAATTATTATAATCATAATCAGCGTAATAAATAGGTTGACCACTAGAAGATTCATTTTGATATTGAGCTACATAATCTTGTGAGCGCAGTAAGATAGGTTGGCCATTAACTTTCATTGAAATCGTTTTACGCCATCTTGCTGGTTTATTAAGCACCACTTGATTTGTAGCTAAATTTGTTTCAACAACAACAAGTTGCAAGAATGTTTTAAGTTCTGCAGCGATTGCAGATTCTGCTAATCCAATTAAGTTAGGAATTTGCGCTACGAATTGTGCATCGTCACGCTCCATGTAATTAATTACATCAGCAACTAAATTGTCATAGGTTTGTACGTATGCGCCGGTCATTATTTAGTATAGTAACTTATGTTAGGTTGGAAATAAATTGGAGACTTATCACGGTCTTCTTCTTCAGCTTCTTGACGTAATTGGAGAGCTTCTTTTTTCAAGTAAGCTACGCGATTCATATCAATACCAGGTAATTGTAAAGCTAATTTATGTGATAATTCAGCTTGAATATAAGGTACCCAACGATCAGGTAAATAAAGTTGATTAGTTAAACTACCTACGTCTTGAGGTTGCATTTCCAAAATCATTTGGAATGCTTGGTAGTTATTGTTAGGCACTGGCCATAGATACATTTGTGGATCAACCTGACGGTTAAACCAGAATTGTAATGATCTTTGGCTTGGGAATTGTTTATTAGGTAAATCAAAATAGTCAGTTCTATTTAAACGAGCCAATGGAATGACTTGTTGTGATTGTGCAAACTGAATAGCACGAAGTGAGAATGTAGAACTTGTATTACGATTCTTTAAACGATAGTAATAGAACTGTTGTGTTGCATTAATAGTAATGTAAGACCACTCATAATCGTTTAGTGTGACTTCTGGAAATGATTGCCAAGTTTCCCAATTAACGCCGTCATTACTTACTTGGAAATCTAAATCATAAGTTGTTGGACCATTAGGAGAATAGGCATTAAATCCTGCATAGAAAACACGTGTTTGGTTTGAGTAAGCGGCACCAAACCAGTTTTCTGATAGTGTGGATGTTGCATGTTGACTTAAACTTGCATTACCATTTTGATCAAATAAACTAGGTGCTCCTGTATTATCAGAAGGAAGTGCCTGAGAGATGGTTGGATTAACAATGTAGATCCAATTTGCCTCGAGTACATCGACGCAATTTTTTGGCATGTTTAAATATTGTTGATTGGTTTGTGCACCAAGAACAACAATCTGTTGCAACCAAATGTTAACACCACGGTTAACAGAGTTTTGTAGGATGTAAAATAACGCCTGTTTACCAGCGTTGACATATTCAGGCGTCATTTCTTCTGCCTGTTTGCCAGCATCACGATAAGCGTAAGATATCAGTTGGTCAACTGTTATCTTAGTTTGATCATAGGTACCTGAGTACGCCAAGATTATCTCCCGCGACCAGCAGCTTTACGCATAGGCTTACTAGCAAAGGATCGACCTTTATCAGCCTTGGCAAACTCCTTACCTACTTTTTGTGGAATCCCTACTTTTTTTGCAAAAACTGGAGAGTGTGCTACACCCTCCATGAGATTATGTTGTGCTTTTGATTTACTTGGCATTCTTAGTCTCCAGTGTGTGAAAACATGCCACGTTTAGTCATGTTTGCAATAGTTGCATCAATTTGCTCTTTTGTATATGGGCTAGTTGCAGGAGTGTTAGTCTGCATGTTTTGATAACTTTGCGGATTATTCATCGTCGCAGTATTTGGATTTCTGTTATCATAAATAGGAGGCTGTCCTCTATATACAGGTTGAGTATATTGATTTTGCATCTTTTGTATTTGTTGCATGTACTGATTTTTTAATTGCAATGCTCCAGCTGGATCAGTTTTAGATTGATTAATAATCGCTTGCTGAATTGATGGAGGAAGCGCTGGACTAATTAAATTTCCAGTTGATGAGCCGTCGGCCATGTGCTTAATATGTCCGCCGGCTTTAGCTTTTTTTGATGCGTGGCCACCTTTTTTAAAGTAGTCAGAAGCTTTAGCTTTAGCACCTGCAGATTCTGCATCAGCTTTTTTATCGCCTGTTGGTGGAACTTTAACAATCTTGTCTTCATCACCAGCTGGTTTTGAACCTTCAAATTCTACATCAGAACCTGCTGAGTATTTACCAATCTTGCCGCCTTTTTTAGCTTCTACTTTCTTTTCTGTGGATGGTTCTGTTGATGGTTCTACGTGTTCTACTTTACCACCTTTTTTATATTTACCACCGCTGCACATTGCCTTGCCGCCTTTTTTCATAGCAGCAGATTTAGCGTCAGCTTTCTTGGTACCAGTAGCTTTAATTTTTTTGATTTCATCTAAATCGCCAGATTTTTTGTGCATCTCGATTGCACCGCCAGCTTTGTATTTTTTAACTGTGCCTTCTTTTTTCTTATCACGGCCACCTTTTTTGAGCTTGATTTCTGTTGGCTCTTTTTTGTGTTCAGCTTCGTCGTGTTGTTTGAATGCTTTTTTGATTAGAGCTTTATCTTGGGCAATGTCACCACCTTCTTTGTGATGTTTAGCTTTGCCGCCCTTTTTCATGATATTGATGTGACCGCCCTCTTTGTAGCATGGCATGTCAGATTTCATTTTTGTATTACTTTTAAATCCGTCCATTTTTGATTCCTATAGGTTAAAAATTGATAAAATTAGGATGATCAGTCCTTAGCTCTACTAATGCACAAAAGCCACTTTTTTCGCCCCATGGAGGAATAATTCGCGTTCCCTGTAACGTCTAGCTTCTAGTATGGCAGGCTTATTC